TAGGAACGGTGACAGCACCAATAGGTGCAGAGTCTGTAAAAGTAACCTATCCGAATGATGATAGTGTTACTTTTGATTTATACTCAAATACTCAGGACTCCCTATTTGGTCACACAATGGGGTTTAGTCCTTTAGGTTGTACGTCAGCATCATTGTCTTTTGTTCCTGTTCTTATATCTGGAACCAACTATTACCATTGGTACATAACATACACTAATACAAGCGGAGTTCTAACTGTTCAGTCTTTTTACTTTGATTCTACATCAAGTTCATTTCCCGTTGTAGGTGGGTTGATAGTTGATGCAATAAACGCTCAAACTTCCACAACAGGAGTGAGTGCTTCATATAATTCAAGCACAAGGCGTGTTGATCTTACTGGTGCTTCATTTGGATTATCTGTTATTGCAAACGGTAATTCAAATATGCTCGTGCATAATGTAAATGCCGAACTTACTACAGATGGAAAATACGTAATAACTTGGGAGTTAGATGACGCTGATTTGAGTCCCGCAAAGCATATATCAACTATTGAGTCTTACTTTTTATGCAACGTAGAGTGTTGTGTAAGAGGTAAGATGTCTGCGATTGATGTAGACTGTGATTGTGTAGGAGACAAGCAGACAGATGCTGCTGTAAATGCAATGCTAATGTTGCAGGGAATCAAAGCCGCAGCGGCTTGTGGAAAGGATGCGAAAGCTGATAAGTTGCTTGAAGGACTTCAGGCGATATGTAATAACGAATGTAAAAGCTGTTAAAAAATGAGCTGTAATTCATGTTCAAATGTAACATTACCTGGAGTTGTAGGACCTGCTGGGGCTGCTGGTGACGATGGCGCACCTGGTGACGATGGTCTTGGTTTTACTGGTGGATCTTATGATGGTGGAACTGGAATTGTCACGTTTACTTCTGATGATGGTCTTGGTTTTTCAACTACCGATTTAAGGGGTGCTGATGGTGCTAATGGTGTATCTATACTTCATTACGATGTGTCTCAAGGAGCCTTTTCAATTTCAGCCATAGGTAATACAAATCAAACCACAGCAGCCACAAAAAGGTCTTTTAGTATTCCTGAGAACACTTGGCAAAATGCAGGTGACATGGTAGAGGTTGAGTTGATGATGATAGGACAGTCTTATGAACCTTCTGGTTTTGGTTTACTTGAAAGACATAGTGTATATCTTGAATTAGATAGTAATCCAATTGAAATAGACCACGTTAGTACTTCTCTTGGTTCTCCTGGTTATGCTGGTTGCCCAGCTTCAATTGGTCCTTTAATTCATTTAAAGACACAACTTATTCTTACTGATGTAGGAACGAAAAACATAATACCTATTACTGATTTCGAGGCAAAGGCAGGAATATACTCAGATTTAACAAGTGATACTTACATTAACTCAAAAGATTCTGAGCATAATTTCAACCACAGAGGAGCTTCTACGAACCCATCAACAGCATTAGACGCTGCAATGAATTTAAAAGTTTCAGCAGCAAGTGTAAATGCAAGTGTAAGCGTAAATATGTTTTACGCTAAAATAACATCATACAAAAAGTCTTAAAATGTCTGGATTAGAGAATATTGTAACTCTTAATGCTTTAGCAAGTGGAACAGTAAATGTACACGTTGACAAAGCCCCTTCTGCTACATTAAGCAGTGCCACAACCGCACGAATAGCTGGAACTGTTACTTTAAGCGGAAGCTTTAATGTTTCTCCGTCTGGAACACCAGTAAAAAACACTTCAGTAAAGATTCTTTGGGAGGCATCGGTAACTCCATCTGGAAATACAATTACCATATTCGGTGAAACTGTTCCTGACGAATTAGCCGCAAAAAACTTTGTAGCTGAATGCGTTTACGATGGTGCTGCTTGGGTAGTTAATATTCTACCTGACTTTGCAGGTGTAGGTATTGTTGACTCAGACAGGCTCGCAGCCAATTCAGTAACACTTGCTAAGATGGCTCAAGGAACTACAGGTTCTATTCTTGCTTACAATGCAAGTGGAGACATTGAGGAGGTTGATATGGCTACAGACGGTAAGCTACTTATCGGTGTTACGGGAGGTAAAGGATACAACGCTGCTGTTCTTAGTGGTGATGCTACTATTTCTACAGGAGGAGTTCTTTCACTTGCAAATAACTCTGTAGACACTGCTGAGTTGGTAGACGCATCAGTAACAACCGCAAAGATTGATGATGCTGCTGTTACCGCTGCGAAACTTGATAGCAATACTAAGAGATTTTCATTTACCGTACCTATTGATTTCAGTTCAGCCTCAAAGCTTGGCGGAACTCTTAATATCCCTATCTGTTTTAACTGTGTTATTGATGATCTACACGCTACTGTGTTTGACCAAACATCTTCTACTTGTTCTATGATATTTAAGGACGATACTGGAACTGTTATGACAGGAAGCCAAATAGATGTTTCGTCAGCAACATTGTTAGGTAATGTAATAAACACAACCCCGACAGCAAACAACACTTTTAGCAATGGGGACGTTTTGAAGATAGAGCCAAGCGCAGCGAGTACATTGGGAGGAGAGGTTCTTGTAATGGTCTGTGGATACTATACTTCATAATGGCTTACGATATACAGAATAAGATCATAATGGCTTACGATATACAGAATAAGAACTTAGAGCTTCTTATCTACGACAAGGTAGGTAAGAACATTAACTATTACCCTAAGTCAGAACTGTCTGTATCTGCGAGTAATGGCAACATTATCATTACCCAAACTGTAGGTGAATCAACAAACACGATCTTCAGTCAGGAGGCATCTATGATAGACGATCCTTCTACCAACTCAATATACGATCTTGTAACTACTATTAAGGGTTACATAGGAACAGAGTCACCAGACTCATTCTCAGGTGGTTGGGCAGACTATGCGGATGTTGCTACTACAGGATCACCGATAGCTGTAACAGCTTCACCTACCGTACTTACAAATGACGGCTTAGGTGTAGACACAAACACTTCTTATCTACCTATAGGAGGAAACGGTATAACCCAACTTTGGAATACATCTTCCAATGGGTTTGACTTTAGTGAGCTTGAGGTGGGTGACATGGTTGACATTAGGATGGATATCAGTGTAATCATAGCATCTACAAACACGGTAGTCGATGTAAATCTTCACATGGGTAGCGGAGGTTCTATTGTAGTTCCTTTTATTTCTGATCAGAACTTTAAGGCTGCTGGAACATTTGAAGTTATCCGATACATGGGTGTCTACATCGGTAGTGAAGATGTAAGAGATAACCTTGCTCAGTTAAAAATTGAGGCAGACAAAGCCTGTACGTGTACGGTACACGGATGGTATATTAAAGCAATAAGACGAGGCTCGTGATATTCAACGAATCAAACATAACAAACAGAACAGTATTGGCGAGGTGTTGCTTCGCTGATATGGTCATTGATATGATGGAAGCTCGTGCCATCGGAGATATGGAGATGTACGAGTGCAAGAAGAAAAAGGCAATGTTCCTGAACTATGCTATCGGAGAGATGTGTACATACATAGACGAGGGCATATTCACATTGAACCAAGACGAGGATACTGAGGTTTCTTGTTTTAAGGACTCTGTAGCCAAGAAGTTTCTCGGACAGATGGATGAACTGTGTGGATGCCCGTGTGGATGTTCAGACGCAAAGATATTAGACGATAATCTACCTAAATACATTTAAAATGTCAAAATTATCACCAGGCGAAGTAGAAAGCCTATCCAAGCTAAGAAAAGTTGTAGGTAACGGATCTAAATTATTAGGCGTTGCGGCTCACTCAAGTCTTACTGGCTATGCTTTTATTGCACAAGAGGACACTACAATTACATCCTTTTTTGTAGATGGGGTTGAATCTATTTCTGATTACGGATTAGCAACTCCTGTAAAGGCAGGGGCTTACATTGTGGTTCCAGAAGGGAGTGTAATCACCGCAATCACATTAACAGCAGGAAGCGTTATCATCTACAATCTGTAAGTAATGCCTGGAATACACAATGGCATAGGAACTACTTTTAGAAACCAAGCCTTTGGTAGCGGTGGCGGTGGTGTTAACCCTGACTTCGTTATTGAAGTTGATACTACTCAGGCAGGATCAGCGTCAGATACTATTATCTTACCATTAGAATCTGGAGGAACATACGATGGCACTATTGATTGGGGCGATGGCGATACAAGTGCATTATCCTACGCAAACAGACAGCATACCTACCTAAGTGGTGGTACATACACCATCACAATAAGCGGAGATACGTTTGAAGGTTGGAGAGTTGCTAATAGTGGAGATAAACTAAAGTTCATCGACATTCAGAATTGGGGATTCTTTACAATCTCTTCATCAGATAGACAATTTGATTATTGTCAAAACTTGGATGTAACGGCTACAGATGTGCCAACTATTACCACTACATCTTTCTATTCTATATTCAGAAATTGCGATGCTTTAACAACACAAGATTTTAGTGGATGGGATACGAGTAGCGTAACCAATATGCAAGAAGCGTTTAACGGTTGTGCGTTATTCAACGGCAATATAAGTGGATGGGTGCATAGCGGGGTAACGAATTTACGTGCGATGCTTCAAAGTTGCCCGACATTCAATCAAGATTTAAGTAGTTGGGATACAAGTGGTGTAACAAATTTCAGAGACACTTTTAAAAATTGCAGTACATTTAATGGTAGCGTTGAGGGGTGGAGGGTTAGTTCAGGATTAAACGGAACGTTCCATAGTTGTTCAGCTTTTACAGGAATTGGTATTGATGCTTGGAATACTACGGGGTCTACTAATTTACAACTTGCTTTTACAAATTGCATTGCCTTTAATGCGGATTTATCATCTTGGGATGTAAGTAGCGTTAGCAATTTCAAAAATATCTTTTACAATTGTACCATCTTCAATCAGAATATTGGGTCGTGGGATATGTCATCTGCCACAACATTGGAAACAATGTTTTATGCGGCAAGAGCGTTTAATAATGGAGGTAGCGACACAATAGGTAATTGGGATGTAAGTAGCGTAACAAATATGAAAGGAACATTCCAAAATTGTGATAACTTCAATCAAGATATTGATGGTTGGACAACCACAAGTGTAACCAGAATGGATTACACATTTGCTGGAACTGATAGCCTAACATATTCTCTAAATAGTTGGAATACATCCAATGTTACCAATTTTGAGTCAACATTTAGAGACAGCAACTACAACCAAAACATCAGTAGTTGGGATACATCGTCAGCAACTAAAATGGCAAGGATGTTTCAGAATAATAAGTCATTCAATCAACCTATAGGTAGTTGGGATACAAGTAGCGTGTTAGACTTTCTCTACATCCTTTACGATGCAGATGCGTTTGACCAAGATATTAGCGGTTGGACAGTTAGTCAAGCAACTAACCTACAAGGTATGATGCAGAATACATCACCGTCTTTATCTACGGCTAACTATGATGCTCTGTGTATTGCGTGGGATGCTCAAGGCACGATGGCATATAGTGGTGGTAACGCAAACTTTGGAGCGTCTACCTACACATTAGGTGGAGCGGCTGAAACTGCTCACGATAGCTTAGAGTTGAAATGGGGAGGATTAGCAGATGGTGGAGGAGTTTAAAAATTAGAAGATGAACGAGATAAATAAACCATCAGTACGCACCTATTGGATTAGCTTCGACAACGATAGAACTGAGGTTATTGCCTACAACTATGTTGAGCCGTACCAAGTGTTCAGAACCATCTACATTATTGACGAGTTCACAGATGAGCAACAATGGTTAGATGAATTAGCGAAGTGGGGAATAATCCCAGATTTTGACGAACAAGGAAACTTAGTGTTATGAAAGAATTTTTAGAAGAAATAGGCATTAACATTGCCTTTGTGTTGGCAGGACTTGCAGGTTCCCTTGTTACAGTCAGTAACGATGCTACGAAGAATCTAAAGTCTTCTATTGCAGGTATTATAGCAGGTACGTTCTCGGCAAACTATATGACCCAAGTAGTAGTTGAACTTACAGGTCTTAGTGGTAAGACTGAGTACGGTCTTGCTTTTATCCTTGGTTATATTGGACTCAAAGGAGTAGAGAAGATATCACAGAAAATATTCAACGAAGATGGTAGCAGTAGTAGTTAACGAGGTAGCAAACTTTGTTATGTGCATCAGCGTGTTGATGATGTATGTGTACCTCTACGGTGATAAGACAAAGGTTGTACATAAGTGGTCATTCGTAGGTCACTGGACGCTCAAGTTAGGATTGGTAGGCATCATACTTGGAAGTGCGTTGAACGTGCTTACATTATCAGACCCTCCACTAACTGAAGTCGTACTTAATGTAGGATTAGCCTTGACGTTTGTGTGGGCATATCTATTCCATAGAAAGATGTTTAGAGAAAGGATTGGAAAGTAAAAAGACATGGTGTGAGATTGTTCCTGCTGAATGCGATAAGAAATGTTTGAAGACAGGAACGTGTTCAAGAAAAGGAAGAGAACCTAAAAAGAAAGATGAAGATGAAAGATAAGATACTATACTACTTGCACAGATTTGGAATGATTATTCCTTTTGTGCTTTCAATTATCTGTTTACTGTCAGGAGCAAAAACAGCGTCTTACGTATTCGCTGGAATATTTGCCGCTTACCTTGTTTATTGGATTGTCAGAGTTGTTATGACAATTGTTAAATGGGACAAACTGTTTGATAAGGAAAGAAAAGAGGGAAAGGTTATTGCTACAGACAAGAATCCTGACGTAGAGTAATAAGATGAATTGGAACGACTACCCTAACTTCAGTAAAGAAGAGTTCGACTGCAAGCATTCAGGTAAGAACGAGATGAAGCCAGACTTTATGGCTATGTTGCAGGACCTCAGAACCAAGTACGGTAAACCTATGCGTATCACATCTGGCTACAGACACGAATCGCATCCGATAGAGGCTAAGAAGTCTCGCCCAGGCGCACACGCTACAGGTCAAGCGGCTGATATAGGTGTAGACAGAGGAGATGCTTACGAAGTTTTGAGGCTCGCATTTGAGATCGGATTTACAGGTGTTGGGATACAGCAGAAAGGAGGCGGCAGATTCATACACCTTGATAACATTGAACCTGACACTAAAGACTTCCTCAGACCAACAATTTGGAGCTATTGAAAGATTACGAATTTAGAATACTATCCCTCGCAATATTGGGTCTATGCCTACTTGTGATAGCGATGGGAATGAGAATAGAATCACTACAAGATGAACTGGATACTAAACAACGACATAGTAAAGCATATGTTGAAGACGTACCTGCCGTATCTGATAGCCTTTCTGATGGGGGTTATTGTTGCATGGAAAGGCTGCGGTGATACAAGCGGTAAGCCTGTCACCACTATCATAGAAAAACCAGTTCCTACCGTAGAGTACGTTGATAGATGGCGCACAGACACTGTTAGATTCGTTTCTAAGGAGCTTGTTACCGTCAGGGATACAATCACATCAGAGATAATAGTTAATCGCTTAGACACATTGTTTTTGGTAGACACGGTTAGCATCGTTGAGGCGTGGCTTACAGAAATAGCAAAGTACGACACAACGATAGAGCAGGAGTCGGCTACATTGGCTTTATCTTGGCAGAACTACCAGAACAGGTCCGAGAACCTAAATATTACCTACACACCTAAGAAAGTTCCATTGAAGTGGGCGTTGGGAGTACACGCAAATGCAGGTCTTCTGAGCGACTTCAAAGCAAGCTACGTTCCTCTTTTGGGTATTGGTGTGCAGGGTACGGTAAACAAGGGATACTACGGTATTGACTATGGGTTCAATGGTGATCACTACATTGGTGTAAGAGTCGGCAGGAACATCATCTCAAGATAGTTCGTATCTTTGAATGTATGAGAGCTTCCACATACATCTGCACAAACATTGAGGAAATTGAAAGGGTAAAGGAAGAAAACGAGAAGTTGAACCTACCCAATCCTCAACCACTTCCAAAGCCAACATACGAAGAATCAGTAGGTTGGTTTCACATTGACGATGTTACCAGAGCGTATGTTAGGTCTATGAATGGAAATGCAGTGGCATCTCTAATGTTCTCGGACGGTACTTACATGGACATCAAGATGACATCTGAGGTGGAGGAGATGTTAGATATTCTTTTTAGAAATACCTTTTAGTCTGTCTGACTCACGCAGGTCCTTGCTTATCATTACGCCTGGGTCTAACTCGAAATACTTTGAGAAGAATGTTATCTCCACAAGCGATGGGTAGATTGCGTGTTCACTACCCCATTTGTACAGCCTTCTCTTGTGAAATGTAAGCCCCATATCTTTCATCCATGCGACCATATCATTTACCTTGATACCTTTCTTTTCGCACATGAAGAGTATGTTTTCCTTGAACTGCCTTGCAAGATCCTCGGACTGATCAAACGCCTCCCTGGTCCAGAGCTGATTACGAGACTGCATCTTCTGATACACCTCGTCTGTGATTGTGTGCATCCTTTTTACTCTCTTGTAAGCCATAATTAAAGATAATAAAAAGCCCCATCATTACGACAGGGCTTCTTAACTAATTGATAATCAGATACTTAGAATGGCAAGTCATCTTCTCCCTCACCAACTGCTACTGCTGCTGGCTGAGTTGCTTTCTTCTCTCCACCCCCAAGCATGGTAAGGTCACGGACCTTTACCTCTGTTGTGTATCGGGTGTTACCTTCTTTGTCTTCCCACTTCCTTGTGGTAATACTCCCTTCAACGTACAGTTTGTCACCTTTCTTTACGTATTTAGCAACTATATCTGCAAGTTTACCAAATACAACAAGATTGTGCCATTCTGTTTTCTCTTGTTTTTGACCACTTTTGTCAGTGTATCTTTCTGACGTAGCCATTACCATGTTGGCAACATTACCTGCCTTTGTTTCTCTAACCTCTGGGTCTTTACCTATGTTTCCCAGAAGAATTACCTTGTTCACTGAACTCATCTTATTGTTATTTAATTGATTTACGGATTATGGTTTCTGTAGCCTTGTCGATGTCGTACATCTCAAGTGCCTTTTCTATTGAGCCTTTAGGTGACTCGATCCATTTGAGTAGCTTGTTGTACTCAGCGGTTCCTGCGGTTACCTTTTTCTTCGCTCCTGCCTTCTTCTCTACAGTAGTTGTCTTTCTTGTAGTTGTCTTGGTGTGAGTGTTGGTTACGTCAGGATCCTTGTTATCGTCAATCAGAAGAAGACCATTCAACGCATACTTACGAGCATACGATGATGACGCACCGAAACATTGTCCAAGACTCATCCCCTTTTGGTTAGGGTCTATACCTGCCTGTGCCTTAGATGAAACCACGATATCTGGCTTCTTAGGGTCGTACACACTTGCAGTAGCCTCGGTGTATGGTATCCCACACAGTTCTCCAAGAGAGTCTGTTATATTAAGCACAAGTCCGTGCTTGTCAAGTAGTGGTTTTACCGCCTCAAGAATGTCCTCGCAGTTACGATAATTGTAGCCCCCAAACTTGTTCTTTTGGTTCTTGGGAGCCTTCAGTTCCTTCTGTAATTTTACTAACTTTTCCATACTGCTAAAGTATAATTATTAGATGATATATCCTATTTCTCTATCGATTTTTTCCAACTCAACACCTATCACAAACTCGTCTGGTTTTGTGATTCTTACGTCCAACATCTTGGTCTTATTGTTCGCTCTTTGATAGTATCTCATGTAGCCATTTCCAGGGAACTCAATCTTCTCTACAGACTCCTTTCTGAACTCGTTCTTCACCTTGTTTTCAAGTTCACGCTTCTCCTTTTCGAGTTGCTTGATCATTTCCTTAACTGTCTGAAGATGCTTTGCCTGACCAAGTAACTCTTCGTCACCCATCATTATCTCCTGCTCTACCTCGTGTGTTTCTGAGATGAATGCTGAGTAGTGTTCGTTGTCGTTAGGTTCAGGTTCAAGTTGCTGTATGACCCCCATCCAATCATCGTACTTCTCGTAGTTCTCATCATCCTTCGCCATCTCAGCCTCAAGAAGAGCCTGCCTGCCCTGTAGGACACGCCTCCAGAACTCGTAGGTTCTTTCGGTTATCATATCAACTATCTCCTCGTTACGTTCTATTGGGAATACCTTGAACCCTCTACCGTCAATAAGTATGGCTATCTCAGCGTAGTCGCATTCCATTATCATCATCTGCTGATGAACCTGTATTATGTACATATCAGGAACGCCATTGTACTTCTTGTAGACAAAACCGTTCATCGTCTTGATTTCCAACGGACATAGCGTTGTCGTTATCTCGTCAGATAGAGTTCCGTCATCGTTCAGCTTGCGTGAACCTTTCTCAATAACCCTGTCCAAGTTGCAGTAAAGGTGTGGGTACTTGGGATTCTGTACGAATCCGACAAGCTCACTTGCGTTACGGATTACATTGCCAGCCTCAAAGTTGCTCATATACCCTTCCTCTGTTCCATCGTAGTAAGCCCATAGACGAGCTACGTACTCCTCTTGGTATATTCCGTGAAATGCAGGGGCAGACATAGTTCTGTCTGGCTCCATCGTTCCTACCTTCTCGTGGAACAACTGCATCGGTGTTGGTTTGTAAGGACTCAATCCGCAAACAATCGCAGCAGACGATGCTCCTAACCCATTATTTCTGTATTCAAACCACTCAGGAGTTCGGTCTTCAATCTCTGTTACCCATTCGTATTTCATCCTTATTATTTCTTAAAAGCAATCTTGTAAGAACCAACTTCAAACAAATCTAACTCTAAAGATGATGCTATTGCATTTAGCTCTTTCAGCCAGATCGATGCAGCGTCAATCGCATCCCTTGACGTTGTTTCTTCCTCCATCCACCTTGGGTCTTCTTTCACTAAGCTTAGTAAGGCTTCAAGTGTGTTTGCCTTTTGCCTGTATGTCATGTTCAATGTAATAAATTTTTCTCCTTTCATATTGCTAATTTAGTTTTTGTCTACGTAATCTATTTATGTTCTAAAATCTACTCTTGTATTCAAGTATCCTCTTCAGTATAAATTTATCTCTATTTACATCGAACAGAGAGTCTCTTGCATCGTAATAATTACCAGATCTTATTTCTCTCCAATCATCTATACCTAAGTCGTGAGACTCAACAAATATCATTTTCCTCCAATATGATGGGCATTTTTCTTCTTGCTTGTATGCTTTCTTTTGCCACCATATTTGTCTATCGAACTCTTTCAGTATTTGGTTGTAATTCATTGCTTTGTTTTAAAATGGAACTTCTTCTAAGTCATCATCATCATCAGCGTATGGCATCCTCGCCTGACGCATCGCTTCGCTATTCACAACGTACTCATGCTTGTCAAGTTCCAATGGATTCATTCCATCGTCATAGAACCTGCCCTTCATCACATCGTAGGTCAACACACAGTCTCCTGTAGTTCCGTTCAGCTCTTTCTTCTTAATCTTCTGAGAGATAAAAAGAGATGTAGAGTCTTGTGGTTGTGAGTTGTAGAATGGTCGGTGGAACATGATGATGTTGTCTGCCTTGTTGTTCCACATTGCGCCACCTGCGAAGTCGTAAACCCTTGGAGTCTTATAGTCTCCCGTTCTCTCGTCCTTCTGTATGTTACTGTTAGGGTGAGCTACGATTACCATGTAGACATTGTTCTCCAACGCAAACTTCTTCTGAACTCTGAAGAAATCTTCCAAGAACTGATCGTCACGCATTCGGGTGCTTCTGTCTCTGTAGATAGCATTGAATGGGTCTATCATACATCCATCGATGTTGTGCTTTATCATTGTCTCCACAAACTTTCGGTTGATATACTCTTGGCTCGGCATCTCCTTCTCAGGGTAGATGAAGTAGAACTTATCGTTCAGTTTCTCTGCCGCCTGGCGATACTCATCCTCAGACATCTGATTCTGATGGTGTTTGTAGGGTGACTTTCCTACCATAGCGTGAATCAACTGATTGTAGAAGAACTTAGGAGGATACTGTTCGGGTGAGAATATAGCCCACCTGTAGCCATCCATCAAAGACTTCATAAGCATAAGCTGTAGCATCATCGTAGACTTACCGAAGTTCCCGATACCACCTACGATTGTTATCTCTCCCCTTGACCATCTGAACCTTTCGTCTATTCCGTTGAAGTGGGTTGTCTCTCCCTTCTGATTACCAGAGTGAAAGTCTTTCAGCATATCGGCAAAGATGTCGTTCAGATAGATTACATCCTCAAGCGGTCCATCCAAAGATTCAAGTTGCGCCTCAATACTCTCCCTTGTGACTGTATGTATGAGCCTATCGTCCTCAGTAAACTCAGCGGTTCCAAAATCAGCCACGTAGTTTCTGTAGACAGAGTTGAGAATAACGTCCAGCTCCTTTACAGTGAACGAACCTCCGCAGAAGTCTCCGATCATAGGGTTACGTATTTCATCTTTGGTCAGTCCAAACCTCAGACATCCACAAGTAAGTTTGAATACGAAGTTGTTTCTGTTACCTTCAAAGAATCCCTCGCCCTTGTTAATCATCCACTTCTTTAGCTTCTCGTAGATGGTGTTGTCGGTTGTTACGTTGACAGGAGTAGCTTCATACACTTTCTCAACGAACCTGTCGTACACTTCCCACTTACGAGCAATGTAGATGTTAGGGTCGTAACTCTCGAAACATACACGACTCAGATTCCTACCTGTAGGGTCAAGGTCTTCAAAGTCCTCAAGCATAGCATCAAAGTGTTCGATGTGCCTTTCGGGTTCAGACACTTCTACCAACGCCTTTACACCGCTACCACTTGGAGAAACCCAACACGCAATCACGTACTTGTTCTTCTTCAGCTTGGCTATCTTATCCGAAATCTTACAGTGGTCAAAGTCCAAACATATCAAGCCTGTGTAGGAGATGATGTTGTTGTCGTTACGAGACTTGAACACGCCAGAGAACAATGGAGATGGCAAGCTCTTCTTAACACTATCACGTTCCTTTCCAGAGCCAAGTCTACGTATCTGGTCAACCTTCTCCTTGCTCTTTCCTTTCTTGATTCGGTTAAGAGCCTGACCAACAGTAATCGTATGCGAAGAGTCTACATCGAACAGACTCTCGTAAATGCTTATCTCCCTTTCAAACAGTTCTTTCATATAGCCTTAATTAAATTGACCACCTCTTTCCAGTCTTCATCGGAAGATGTGTGCCTTTTGAAATATAAATCTCTCATTGAGTCTACGGCATCTTTGACTCTATCTTTCTTGGTTTTAGATGTTTTGTTTAATTCTAATGGCTGAACCCTACTTGTTACATCCCAAAGTGTATTCTTCCTTCCTGTTTCAGAGCATTCTTCTTCTCCTATAGCTTCTATTAAACCCATTTTCTCTAACTGAGCAAACCTTGGTCTAAGCGTGTAAGTTCTGTCATTAAAAAACCTTTCTGTTTTTTTCTGTGTTGTTGCTCCGTTCAAGAATAGGTGCTTGTAGACGATACTATTCTTTTCCGCCAACACTCCACTGTCTATCAAGTTTCTGTAAGCTTCCTTTGATGTTTTTCTTGTTCTCATTTTTTGATTCATTTAATTAACTGATTTGTATTTCCAACCCTTACCTACATTCTTGTACGATGGGTTTATGTTCATCATCTTCCTGACGTAATCATCTCCTGCACCTATTGCCTCTTTCTCGGACAGGCTAACAGAGTTTTGATCACGGATAATATCATAAGCCTCAGACAGTCCTACATACACCCACCCAGGCTCAACTATCGGTATAGCCTCATCTACCTTTCCATCTGCTCGAACATAGTCAAGCCAAGTCTTTTGGTTCAAGTAGGTAGATGGATGCTTCCTAAACTTCTTGTCAGGAGTCTCAGCCAGGTACCGATTGATTGTCTTTCTGATTAGATTGATGTCATCTTCTGAAAGCTTCATCCAAAGACTCTTTGCCTTCTGCTTATCCTTTCGATTATCATACAGATCCCAAAAGTTTTCAAACTGCTCTTTTCTTTTCTCTTTATCTATGTCTGTATCTTTATCTTTATCCTTAGCTCCTTGTAAGGGGCTTATAAGGGGCTTAATTTTGTATTTCTTTAGTCTATCTAAAACAGACTTGTGCGCCCTATTCTCTGGGTTCAATGTTCCGTACTGAAAGTCTATGAAGTCTCTGATAAACCATAGCTCTCCTTTCCTTACAACATCAACCTGACCGTTGAATATTTTAAGTACATCCCTCTCGTTAAATGTATGACCACAACGTATAGATGCTATTTCTAAATCAACAATCCAAATACCTGCATGATCGCAGTCATCAAGTATATAAAACCACAGTAGTTTGTAAGGTGCTTCCAAGCCCCTAATAAAGGGCTTCTTCCACTTGTCAGTGTCTGTAAATCTCTTAGCCATTATGTATGTAAAAAGGTAGGGGAGGTGCGGCAACACCCTACTAACAGGCTCTCAGGTGGCGCAGTCGTAGTTTTATCCCCAGATGTAAGAATCTTTTTCATTTCCTAAGATTATAAGTGTCTGCTAAATTGCCGTAGCAGATGCCCAAAGATACGAATTATTCTAATAGGTCGTTTATCTGATTCTGTATGTCAATCTCCTTCATAAGCCTGGAGGAGTTGATTACTGCGGCAAGAGCCTCCAGCAAATCTATTGAGGCATCCTTCATGTCATCGTCATCCTTCGGTCCACCTGCTGAGAATATAGCTGTTGATACTCCTAAGAATATCACGTTTAGTGGAGTGTCGTGAAGATGTTCCTGTCCGTGCATCCCTAAATCAACCATTCCTCTTATCACTTCCGATAGTAACTTGTCTGCTTCTTTTTCTGTCATCTTAATTTATATTAGTCATTGTGTATATTAACATTACCGTCATTACGTTCATCATAAACCACATAGGGTATGCATACTTCTTGAATCGTAATGTGTTGCGCTTATCCCAGCGTCTTATCTGATAGCGTTTCATCTTACTTGTTTTTGGTTCAATGCTTTTTCTGCGTTCTCGTAGGAGTTCTTAACCGTGTCTGAATCAACCCCCATGTTTATCAATATTCCGAGTGTTTCCTTACAGTCTTGCAACGCCTCCCTCACCTTGTCTTGGTCGCATCCTGAACATTTGTCAACGCCTTCTCTGAATCCGTAAACTTTGCAAAAATGCCAATCCGACATATCAATGTTACTGCTCTGTAGTTGTTCATTCGGCAACTTGCAATTAGCAAACATCTTTTGATAATCAACCTCGCTGCTCTGTGATTTCTGCTCGTTCTGTTGTTGATTAACACTAAATAAATCCAATAGCTGTTCAGCTACTATGTGTGTAGGTAGCCCATTGTACCTTGCTTCGTCCAATATTGTTTCTATTTTGTTTTTCATATCGCTATTTGTTTTGGTTTAAATTAACTCGTTAACATACCTTACGAACATAGGGTCTTTTACATCGATAAGGTCATCTGATTTATTTCTCCAATAGAGTAGTGTGGTTCTATCCTTGTCGAAGAACTCTTTAACCGCACACTCCATACTTGAAGTTCTGCCATACTTTATCTCAGAAGCCTTGTAGATTGCCATCCTTTTAGTAGTGTTATCAATCCCACGAACTTTGTTCTGCTTGACATCATACTTTATCTGATTACACATATTCACTATGTCTGCCTTGATGACATCTACTTCCTGTATGTCTATCGGCTCTGGAATGTATATCTGATTAACTCTGTCTATCAATATGTCAACGCTCCTGCCATCAACACCTATCATATCCTTCCACTTTGTAAGTATGTCAATAATCGCTTCCTTCTCTTCCTTTTTCATCTATCTATCTCTATTAGTATTCCCTTATTGAAGAACATTAAGTCTCCGTGTTCAAACATTTCAGATTCACGCAAGTTAAGCATTGTCATCGCAAACTCGTATGCGTAGTCGTAGTCCTTAACCTTCATCACTACCTTTCCTCCCAGGCATTTGAATATCTCAGCGTCAGGGTGTTCTTCCGAAACCCTTACTATTACCTTAACCTTTCCTTTCATCTATCAGTTGTTTTAGTTGTTCTATTGTTCTTACTCTTATTGAATTGTCGTGCGGAAGCTTTCCTATCATATAGTACACATCGAGCCTGTCATCGTCATCGTATGCGTACAGGGTTATGTCTCCCATCTTGTACAGAGGGTAATCCCTCTCGAACCCCATCTCTATCAGTTCTTTTTCTCTTACCATGTCATTACTGTTTTTATGTATGTTACTATTAAAAAAATCATCAGTACGTTGAATAAAACCCTGTCCAAAATCCTCCATCTTCTGCTCATCCACCTGTATCTGAAGTGTATGGAAACCCTCCTGGAGAAGGTGTTTATGTTCCTGTCGTATCCTTGTAGAAAGTAACAGGACAGAGCCACAAACAATGTAATTCCAAATATCCGCCACATTACTTTATCAGTTTATGTACGCTATACTTGTTGAACTGTCTGCCAGTAGCCGTGATGAATCCGTTACTATTCAGCTTTTCAGCTATCTCTTTAAGCTCCAGACCTCTGCCTCTCAGCTCCATTGCGTATGGTCGTGCCATCCTCGTATTGCGATTGTTCTTGAATCTCTGACTGATTACATCTCCGCCCTTTCTCCTACCCTCGTCTGTCAGGTTTCCAGGATTCCCAAGAGATGTTATCATTCGACCAGACCTCGATACGTAGCTACCATCTTTCTTTATCCTCTCCTTGATAGAGCCAAGACCTGCCTTTGTTCTTGAAGATATAGCCTCAGCCTCGTTCTCCGCAACAGAGGCTAATAGATTGATAGTCAGCTTGTTAGCGTTTGGATTATCGCAACAAACGAAGTCAACACCAGTTCTACTCAGGCTCGATATGAAGTGTACGTCCCTCGCAAGTCTGTCTAACTTGGCTATCAGTAGCTTGGCTCCTGTCTCCTTACACATCTCGATAGCCTCTGCGAGTATAGGTCGTTCACGTTTCGATGTTCCTGTCTCCTTCTCAGTGAACTCCTTGATGATGACACCGTTCCTGGCGTAACCTTCAACCATTCTAACCTGAGCCTCAAGACCAAGACCTGACTCCCCCTGTCTCTTAGTGGAAACCCTATAGTATGCTACGTATCTATCCATATCAACAGGTCATAAGGTATCCCATTCTATCTGTCTCCGTAGCACCACTACGTGTCTGCTTCCTGAGAGTAGACCTGTCTATCTTGGATCCCATACTGAACTTCTGCTTGACCTTCCTGACAGCATCCGCCTCAGACTTCGCCCAGATGGTGTTGTAACCACCATCCTTCCAGTTGAAGAACCAATTATACTCTCCGTCTAAGTTCTTCATGTATGGCTCGATGACTACGTGGTAGTCCTTGTTCAACCTTTTCTTAAGGTTCTCGATGTACTGCTCTTGTTGTTCCTTTGTCCTCATCGTTTATATTGAATTGTTTATTTGTTGTTGCATCTCTTCCGCATTAGAAGCCCATTATTGTTCTTACTTGTTGCATCTCTTCCGCTTGTGTCTGTAAGTGCCTGACTATTTCACTTGCGGTAGCTTTTTCTCTTATTATGTACCAGTAGTCGTAGTCTCCAGTAACTGCGTACTCAGTCTCAATTACCGTGTAGAGAGACTTCTTTATATACTCTACGTCTATCGGGTCAAGAAAGAAGAAGTCCTCGTTATCCATCCTTTCCATATCTCTATCGAAAGCCACTCCCTCTATCGTCAACCGTAACTCTATCTCAAAGCCATCGTCATCTCCCTCTGTGTGCATTACCCAATCAACCTGATTGTACTCTCCGTCCTCCCCTAATCTGTATATTATGTATCTATTTTTCATCATCGTTTTGTTTATCGTATTTACCGTCTATTCCATTGTATCCGTCCAACCAATTTAGATCGATTCTGTAGCCTCTCTTCATCATCAGCATCCTCCACTCAAGGAAATGATCCTTGCTCTTGAACTCTGCTATACCGTACTCCTTTCTGTCTTTACTGGTCAGGTGGAATGTTGCTCTCCTCATCTCGAATATCTTATTAAGATTATCGCCAGGCACATCGCCATCACAAATATGTTTGCTATCAGTCTAAGGTATTTCATTTCAGGAATTTAACTTTTTGTTTATCAAGAAAGTAATGCACATCATCTGTAATGAAGTCCGAGTCCAATCTCTTTACAATAGCAACCTCTCTTGGTTTAACCCTATTGTAATCTACAGTGATTCCTACGCACCTACAGAAACAGTACTCATCAATAAAGTAAGACTCTTGACGTGAATCTTCTTCTTTATTTTCTATTGCCTTAAGTAACCTCTTCCTTCTTCTGTTTGCCTCTACCTCTGAGATTAAGTAGACCTTTATAAGACTCCCCTTGAACGGTCTGCTGATAAACTCAGTTACTGCTTTATCTTGAGATGTCTCGATTGACAATTTTAGTTGTTCCATTTTTCTGTTACTTTTCTTTGTTTGTATTCTCCTATCTTATCCACTACCCTGAACGCTATCACGTAGAGTGCGAGTGTTATGTATTCAAGTGGTTTCATCTTATTTGTTTTGGTTTAGTGATTTTTTGAGTTCAACCATTCTTTTGCCTTTGCTATCACAATAGATTGCTCATGGTAAAGTTTCTCTTTCTCTCTTGGAGACATCGGTTTTACCGAAACCATCCACTCACTTGCTTCAATTAACTTCTCTACAATTTCAGCCGCCTCACGAAGTCCGTTCTCTTGGGGTTGGGGTTTATCGTTAGGTAACCTCCAAGTGTGAAAGTCTTTTACATGGTTCACTTCCGTAACGTGTTCTAATACTTGCTTTGGTGAAGTGTTCCAAATAAAGAACTCCTTTCCAAATAGCTTGAACTTCAAATAATGTCTTTCAATCAGCTTAAACTCACCTTTAGTAAATCGTTTCATCTTATTTGTTTTGGTTTATTACTTCTTCTTTTAAACGCTTGAATGTTTCGTGGTCAAATTCAAGGGTGTGAGGGTTCAAGCATTCTTGGAACGCTGACGCACCTAACTCAAAAACTTCCCGACACCTCTCTTCAACCTCCCTCTCCTTTGGGAAATCACTCTCGCTAACAATAGCTATAGAAAATTTATTTAAAATAGCTTGTTCTCTTAATCTTAGTTGGTGAACGAGTTCTTTGTATTGTTCTGCAATTTCTTCGAGTTGAATTACACTATGGTTGCCTTTACCTGTGTAACTTGGCTCACCAACTTCTGTGTAGTGCGTTGGCAATAATTCTTCTTTTTCTATAAGTTTCATCTTGTTTTGGTTTAGTGATTTTTTGAGTTCCAATAATCTTCAAAAGTCTTATACTTGGGCGAAATAAGGTAGTCTGTCATTTGAACGTCTTTTTCTCCCAAAATTGAAGTTTGCTTTCTTGCTTGGTTGAATGCTTTCTCAGCCGCTTCCCGCTCCTTTTCGAGTAGTTCGGTTACTTTAGCTATGCAGTAATCAAACACAAACTTCTCTCCATCTGATGTGGATAAGGGTATTTTCCGTTCTTCAAGACGCTCAATCAATTCTTGTAGTGCTGTTTTCATCTTATTTGCTTTTGGTTTAATTCTTTTTCGAGTTCAACGCCATCTTAATTATACTCAACACTAATGGAAACTCTTTAAAACATCCGTCCTTATGATTGTCTTTATCGAGTATCAAAGATTGAACGTCTATCAACGCCTCCTCTATTGAACAGTGGTATTTCACATCTTCTGCTGTCCATAGGTTCTCGGTGTAGTACCCTCTTCGGGCAAGTTCAGCCCGAAGTTCTGTGTCTGTGTATCCTCTTAAAATTTCCATTTCTTTCTAATTGTTTTTGTTTTGTTGCTTAATAAATTCTACTACTGATTTGTAGGTGTCTGATAATGACCTCGTTTTCAGACCTTCCTCTATTTCCACCACTTCTTCAAATTGCAAGTGGTCAATCTCTTCTACTACTGGCATGAGCCAATCCCAAGAGGTGTGATAATGTAGGTCTAATTCTGTTCGGTGGTTATCCTCATCAAAAATGAACATTGTATGCCCTCTATATTCATAGGCTTCATAACCCATAAATTCTGCTATCAGTTTGTTGTTTTCTAAGTTTTCCATTGCTTATTGTTTTAGTTGTATATCCCTTGAATCTCACTTTCGAGATGGTTGACTGCTTGGTATCCTATTTCGTCATCGTGTAGTTGAACACACATTCCATTTTCAAACTCAATATAAAGGTTGCCACTATCTATGTATAGTCTTGTGACCCCATCAACTTCGTTTAGTAATCTTGTTGATAGGTATTTCTTGGCGTATTTTATTTTGTTTTCCATTGTTGTTGTTTTAGTGTTAATGTTCCTGACTGTTAAAAGTAAACCTTTCTGTAGCACCTTACTCCTTCCTTCTCATACACAGTACATAGTTCTGTAATGGTAGCTACCTTGTGGCTCCACCCTCTCTTGCAGTACCTACGTACCACCTCGAATACTGGCTTACCCTTGTGTCTCAACTCTGTCTTGCGTTCTGAAATTAGTTCTGTCGTTTGCATTGTCTTTTTGTTTTAGTTGTTAATGTTTGTTGTTTTAATTCGTTAGCTAAAGTAGTTGTGTTCCTGACACTAAAATGTCATCTACCTGACAAATACGTTAATAAGCACTTATTGGTAGTTTTTGGTTCTGCTCGAACGATACGCTCTCCCAATCACTATCATCAGGGTTTGTTACACTGTGGAAGTATTGTCGCAGTTCGTATGCAATCTCCACCAGTTCATCGTTCTCCTTCCAGTTATCGATATTACAATCACTGGCTACCCTTCCAAGCATACCACCGCCTAAGTAGTTTTGGTATGCGGTCATCCTACCGTTGTGTCCGAACTCTTGAAGGTCAATCTCGATACCGCCTCCTCTGGAGGTAATGTCTGCTCTGATAATTTTGTCTTTGAATGTTCTCATAATTGTTCTGCTATTGTGTTTATGTTTTCTTTTAGATAGGTAGCCATACAGTCGTATTCGCTAAACTCAGGGTCGTTATAATCGGATCCTAAGTAGTCTTTCAGTGTCTCCACCAATACTGGATAGCTTAGGTCGTATTCAAGTTTCAAGTCTCCTATCTTTTGCTCATACTCGCTAAGTAGAAGGTAGAATATTTGACTGAAGATTAGGAATTGATATTCACTGTAAGTTTTCATCGTTCCTGTCTTTTAATAGTTATTATCTAAGTTGCTTAGGTACTCTACCAACACCTTGTGGCTACAAAACTTGAACTCCTTGTTAAGTTCCTTTCTTACCTTGCTGAAGCTAATAGCCTCGCACTCTAACCCCTCCAATACTATCGCAGTTGGAGCCTCTGCATTGTACACTTCTCCTGAGAAGCATCTACCGTTTTCAATCGTTTCGTAAATCATTTTGTTTTCGTTTTAGTTGTTTATAATTAAATGTCGTATTCCTTTTTCGATTCGCAGTACTGTTGGCAGTTCTCAATCAATTCCAAGTATCTTCCGTAGTACTTGTTCCAAACTTCCTGAGCCTCGTCCGTGTAGACTGCAATTCCCGCAGTTGGGTCATCATAAATTTGCCCCTCGAACTCTGCCTCTAACCTATCGGAAGCTAAGTCCGATGCTAACTCTACCTTGTTTAATGTTACGTTTTCCATTGCTTTCGTTTTTGTTTGTTCAAATGTCTGTGTTCCTGTCCTATTAAAATGTCGCTCAAATGACAATTACTTTATTTCCCTTTCGCCTATTATCTTGTGTCCGTACTTCTGCTCCATCGCATTGCACCAGTTCTCGTAGTGTCGCTCTCCGTTGAAGGTAATCTTGTACGTCCTGTAACTACCTCTCCGTGTCTTTACATCTATTTCGTAATTCAATTCCATTGCTATCAAAGTTTAATGTTAAGTGTTACTATAGCTATCAATACCACCGTTAGTATTGCGTAGATCGTGTCAAAGTGTTTCGTTATCGTTTTCATTTCGTTTTATTTTAGTTGTTAGAGCCGAATACTATTTCCCTTACATCTTTTATCCAAGCTTCAACAGACTGTTGGTTCAGATGGCACACGTAAATTGAAGTTGTGTAAAGACCCGAAAGGTTTAAAGATAAATCGTAATCTTCGCTTGTTACGTAAAAATACCCTTCGCCTTTTACTAAATTGTAATTACCCACTTCCTTCTGAATAACCTTGTTAACTTGTTTTATGGTTCTCGCTTCCATTGTTTTTGTTTTAGTGGGATAGTCGCTCATTGAATAACCAAAACAACTTGTGTTGTAAAGTCCTAATTTCAGGAACTCTTTCTTTGCGATTGTCTTTACTCTCGTTTCTACGTATCCAAGAGCCGCACAGTAGGTGAAGTGTCTTTAGGTCTTTGACTGTTAACTTTCTTTCTTTTTCCATTATTCTCATTTCGTTTTGTTTTGTGGGTAGAGCCGAAGCCCTACCCTTGTTCATAATTTACAGTTGTGTCATGCAGTTTGGGCAATACTCAAACGCATCTGCTACGGTAGTGTGGCACTTGTAGCACTTATCAGTATCATCTTTGCACTTAATCTCCTTACCCTCTTGTAGGTCGAAAATTGCTATCTGTTCACGTTCCTGACCTACCTTAATAGCCGCCTCCTTAGAGTACTCGTCCTTCGGTAGTAGTTGAG